CATAAGGGCAAATCTTGAAACCAGTTTGCATATTAGTCTTACAAGTGAGGATGATTACTTGTTTTACTTACTTAGTAGACAAGAGAGCACTGTGCAACTCTTAATAGCTCATGAGGATAAATATTATAAAGGATATTACATCGATAGACTTAATGAAATAAATAGAGAAATTGAACAAGTTAGAAAAAATATAAAATTTAACAATGATGTTTTGGGAGATTTTAACGATTTATAAGGAGAATTTATGACTATTAAAGAATTAATTAAACTAATTGAACAATGGGCGATTGACCGTGGCCTAGACAAAAATGGAACTGTAGAAGGACAGCTAATCAAGACTGCTGAGGAAGTGGCAGAGCTGATTATTGGGATTAGCAAGGACAATGTAAAAGAGATTAGAGATGCTATTGGGGATGTGTTTGTTACTTTGGTTGTGGGGAATTTGATATCAGAAGAAAAGAAAGATTTAGAACAGATAATGATTGATTTGTATGAATTCCGAAAAGTCCCATATTTGGATAGTAAATTCGAGGCTATTAAACTTCTGATGTTTGATTACAGCGATTTAATGGCAGCTAAAAATTATAATAGTTGGTTACATGCAAAAGTTAATACGATAATCATGGTTGCAGAATTATATAATTTAGATTTTGTTGATTGTGTAGAGAGTGCTTATAAGGAGATTGCTGACAGAAAAGGTGTTGTAAGAGATGGGACTTTTGTTAAGGAGAGTGATTTGATATGAATAGGCAACAAAAGCGTAAATATGAACGCAAACTAAACCTATCTGGCAAAGAAATTGATAATTTATCAGAACACTTCAGGCGTGAGAATGAGATTAAAAATCGCGAGATTGTCACTCAGTTTTTAGCTTTAACTATTGAGGCTCTAAGGCTTGAGTTTGGTTTTGGACAAAAGAGAATTGATCAGTATACAAAAAGGGTTGATAGTCTCCTGGAGAGTGTTGGCTTAGGTTATCTAAGCTTTGAGGACTTGTTGGAGGAGATAAGTATAAGCCCAATGCAAATTGCTAAGATTAGCGACGAGAAGAGGAAAGAATTAAAAGAGATGAGGTTAGCGAGAGCTGACAAATGATGACTGTTTTGTATTAAGGGGTGATTATGACTTACAAGCCTAAAACTTTAAAACCCAAGATGCAGAGGACTTTTAACCGCATAAATTGGGCTAACAATGATTGGCTTAAAGAATGGGGCAGAAACAGAGATAAAAGCCTTGATGGTGGGCTAGTTAAATTATATAAAAAATGGGAGGAATTAGAACTTATGAATAAAGTTATGGCTATAGGCCGATTAGTACGAGATCCGGAGTTAAGATACACACCAGCAAATAAAGCTGTATGTACCTTTACTTTAGCCATTGATAGACAGATGAGTAGGGACAAAAAGGAGCAAGCAGAGGCTAACGGTTGGCCTACTGCTGACTTTCCCCGTGTAAACGTATGGGGAAATTTGGCAGAAAGCTGTAGCAAGTATCTAAGCAAGGGTAGTCAGTGTGCAGTGGTTGGTAGCATACAAACTGGTTCTTATCAAGATAAGGACGGTAAGACAGTTTATACCACAGATATTTTAGCAAATAGTGTTGAGTTTTTATCTAAGGCTAGTGGTGGACAAGGTGATACTGGTCAAGCTAGCAATGATGGTTTCTTCGGTGATGATTTTATCGAAATGGAAGATAGCGGGGCAATACCTTTCTAATATAGGTCAAATCGTTAATATTTTATAGATAGATTAATTTTAAATGTAAAAGACATAATTGTATGGATAAGGGAGTTAAAATCGTTAGAGGGCAAAATAAGAGCTATAACAAGTATGGCAATAAAAAAGTGGTTGTAGATGGACATAAGTTTGACAGTCAAAAAGAGGCTTTAAGGTATAAGGAGCTTAAACTTATGGAGAGGGCTGGGGCTATAAAGGACTTGGAGCTGCAGCCTAAGTTTGAGCTTATACCTACTATTAGGACTGATACTGAGACTTTGTATAAGGTTAGCTACTATGCTGACTTTAGATATACGGATACAAAGACAGGCGGTGTGGTTGTAGAAGACGCAAAAGGTTACAAAACCAAAGAGTATATACTCAAAAAAAAGATGTTGTTGCATAAGTACCAAGGTATTGATTTTAGGGAGGTTTAGATGGCTGATATTGTTAACATAAATTTTAAGATGAAAAGAGATGAAATGAGTGCTACACATATAGCGGCAAGTGATACAAAAAGAAAAATGGTTGAAATGTTGGATAAAGACGAGGGAGACGGGATACCAACTCACGAGGCTATCAAACGAGGGATAAAAGGATTAGATAGGTTTATAAATGAATTAGAACTTTATTTGGAGGTTTAGATGACTCCAAAGATGTTACTTTGTTTGATGTTATTTATGATAGCTACTGCTTTTAAATACGCTTCTGAAGTTATAAAAGATTTTGCTATTGATAAGCATAAATTAACTAATTCTGAAGTTTTTTATAGGGTTTGGATTATTGCTATAGTGTTGATGTTTGCTTTGCATTACGCTAGGGCTTTTAGTCATTTAGGTTAGGAGGTGTGGATGTTAGAGCTTGATAAGTTAAAGCAAGAGCGTGAGCAAGCCTATGATGTTTGGTTTGAGAGATGGTGGAAAAAGGCAAATATAGAGCAAGAGATAGAAATAGCTAATTCAAAGGGGTACACAGAAGTTACAATACCTATAAATTATCTTAGTGATTATACGCAAGACAGAGTGGCGGATAAGAGATTTTTAAAAAAATTAAAAAAGAAGTTGCCTGGGTTTGGAGCGTCTCTTGCATTTAAACCAACTCTTTTTAAAAACATAGAATTTTTATATGGCATACGCATTTGGTGGCGATAGGAGGTGTAGATGAACGTAGATAAGAAAAGGGAAAATAACAAAAATAAGGTTAGGGCTAGTATTATAAAGGCCCGCCTAAGAAATTATAGGGAGGATCTAGAAATGCTAGACCTACTTAAAGAGCGTATAGCTATAAACCGTGATAAGATGGACTTAAAGGGTGGTTGGTCTAGCTCTGATGCTGTGCAGGGCGGAGGTACTAGTCAAGAGGATAGGCTAAATAATATGCTTGATAAAATTAGGGAGGATGAGCGCACTATTAAGATGATTGAGCTGGAAAATAGAGCTTTGAGATATGCTATCAAGACTTTGCCTGATGATGATATGCGATACATAGTTAATCATAAGTGGGTTTATGATGATATGAGTATGGTGGATATAGGGTTAAAACTTAATTTATCTAAGTCTACTGCTTGGCGTAAACATGATGCTGCTTTGCTTGATATATATAACAAGCTTTATATACTAACTCCTGACGAGGTTGACCCTAGGTAGATTGGGACTAAACTGGGACTATATTGGTAGTCTTATAAGACTTTTAACGTCTATTTATGGTGTATAATAATATTGTGTTAATTTGCTTAAATTACAATCACTCACTTACCGCGGTTACTATTTGGCAGCAATTATCTATATTGTTGTTTTGGTTTTGAGTGGTTGTTTTTTTTCAAGCGTACGAAAACAACTGCTATTGCTTTATACTTAAGACTTAAACCTCTTTATGTTGGTAAAATTATGCTTTAAAAAATCTCCTAAAATTCTTGTTTTTATATAGAGTACTAACCTTTACAGTAATAGCAGTTCTTTTTTTATGTTTGAAAGATGAAATAAAACTAAGCACAAAAAAAGAGGGTTAACTACTCCCTCTTAATTGACTTGTCAGATAAGTTCCGTCTTACACAAAAGGTTTGTTTGTGTTTTAAATTCTGACAAGATGTACATATTACGCTATTAATGTACTTTTTAGATCTTGAAATTCTCCTAAATAGAACATTTACAATTACATTATATCAAAATAGAAAAAACTTTCAAGCTTATTAAAGAGTACAACTTGTATAATTCTTAATGTATTTTAGTTAAGTTAGACTAGCACCTTGCGAGGTGTATACTTTAAAACCCTGCAAGCTTTCTTTAATACGTTTTTCTATTTTTTAAAAGTGTTATATAAATCTAACAGTAACGCCATTAAGGCTATTACGATTGAAATTATTTGTAATATGTCCATTTAAGGTCCTTTCTAGAATCTAGAAAGTTGTAAATTCATTATAACATATTTATAAAAATTGAAAAGACTATACATAAAATGGGGAGGTGGTATGTTTGTCGGAAATAAATTACTTGCAGATTAATAAAAAATGGGATAGATGTATTGCCTTAAGTTTTACAGATCTTCATCATACAAAATCAAGTTTTCTAAGGTGTGGTATAAATGGCAAATAAGAAAGAGAAAGCAGCGGCAATGCTAGTTTGTACCAATTTATCACAGAGAGATATAGCTAATAAACTTGATATGAGAGAGGAAACACTTTCAAGGTGGAAGAAAGATGAAAGTTTTAAAAAGTTAATTAAAAAGAATGAACAACAGTATATGAAAGACTTAGTAGCTCCAGCAATGCGAGGACTTAAAGATTTGGTAGAAGCTCAAAGTGAATTTGTAAAGTTAGAAGCTATAAAAACTATCTTAGATAGAGCAGGATATGAAACCATTGATGATAGATTGCATGAGCTAGAGATAGAACATACAAGAGCTAAGATAGACAAAACTAAAGTAGAAATAAATAAGACTGAAGCTGAAATAGACAAAATAAAAGGCGTTGCTGAAGAAATAGAAGATATGTCAGAGATAGACGAGGAAATCTATGGTAAGGGAAACTAGAAAGAAAAAGACCATAGATTTTATTTTTGGTGAAAAACATAAAGAATATATAAGGCAAGCTAAGAATAACACCTATAACATTGCAGAAGGGGCTATAAGAGCAGGAAAGACTGTAGATAACATATTTGCATTTGCACATGAGTTAAAGAGTACACAGGACAGAATACACATTGCTACAGGATCGACAGTAGCCAACGCTAAGCTAAACATTGGAGACGCTAATGGTTACGGATTGGAATATATATTCCGTGGGCAGTGTAGATGGGGTAAACACAAAGGCAATGAAGCTTTAATAATAAAAGGCGAAGAGACTCATTACAAGACGAGAATAGTAATATTTTCAGGTGCTGCTAAGGCTGATAGTTATAAGTCTATAAGAGGTAACTCATACGGAATGTGGATAGCTACAGAGATAAACTTACACCATAAAGATAGTATAAAAGAGTGCTTTAACCGTACTGCAGCAGCTAAAAATCGTAAATTCTTCTGGGATTTAAACCCCTCTAACCCTAAGCATTTTATATATTTAGACCATATAGAAAAGTATAGAAAGCTAGATAAAGAGGTTGGTGGGGTAAACTATGAGCATTTTACAATACGAGATAATGCCACTCTAGATGACCAACGTATAAAAGAGATAGAGCTACAGTATGACCCAGAGAGTGTTTGGTACAAAAGAGATATACTGGGACTTAGGATAGTAGCTGAAGGACTTATATACAAACAATTCGCAGATGACCCTAAAAAATATATTACTGATAAAAGACCTGCAGGTTTAGAGTTGATACAGATTGGCGTAGACTTTGGAGGTAATAACTCAAAGCATGCAATGGTAGCTAGTGCTATTACTAAAGATAATGCTGTAGTAGTATTAAAATCATCAATCTATGAGCCTAACAAACCAACAGATTTAAACAATCAATTAATAGACTTTATTAGAGAGGTACAAAGTAGATATGGTACTGTATCTGTTATATATGCAGATAGTGCTGAGCAAGTACTAATAAAGGGTATGCAAAAAGCTTTACTTGATAACGACATAACTATAAAAATAAAGAACTCAATTAAAAATAAAATTAATGACCGTATACGATTAGTTAATAGCTTGATAGCGACTAATCGTTTTTTATATACAAGAGATTGTAATACTTTAGTAGATGCTTTAAGTCTAGCAGTATATGAAGATGATAAGCAGGAAGACACAAGGCTTGATGATGGAACAAGCGATATAGATACACTTGATGCCTTTGAATACTCGATTGAAAATCACTTAAATAGGCTGATGAAATTATAGGAGGTGACCTAGTAAATGTTAAATGATGAAATTAGAAAAGAAATGGGGGTTGACTCCTATGCGATTGATAATAATAAAAATATATGGCTGGATTGTTATAGGGGAGAAAGCTATTGGTTAACGGATAAATATGAACGTCTAGGAAATGATGCGGTAGACGAAATGCAATCCCTAAACCTACCAGCGAGTATAACTAGTGAATTAGCAAGGCTTACTGTTATGGAGCTAGAGACAAGCGTAGATAATGAAAGTATAAATGAGTATTATAAAGGCTTTATAAAGCATATAAGAAAGTTTGTAGAGTATGGTTTAGCATTGGGTGGCATAATAGTTAAGCCATATGTACAGGATAGACAAGCAAAAAAGATAGACATTGATATAGTATCTGCTGATAAGTTTGAGATATTAGGTTTTACAAGCTTTGGAGAGATTAATCATATCGTATTTATTGACCGTATAAAAAAACTAGATCGAGAAGGTAAGCCTGTATATTTTACAAGGCTTGAAGAACATGACATCAATGATAAATATAAGATAAAAAATACAGCTTACATATCTAACAGTCCAAGCACCTTAGGTAATAGGATAGGATTATCAAGGGTTGATGAATGGGAAAATATTCAAGAAGAAACAATACTAGATAAAAGAGATAAGCCTTTATTTGCATACTTTAAAAACCCACAAGCTAATAACTTAGACCTTGATAACTTTGAGGGCGTATCATGTTTTGCTAGAGCTTTGTCTTTGATGCAAGATGCTGATGAGCAGTATCAAAGGTTGCTTTGGGAGTTTAAAGGCGGAGAATTAGCGATAGATGCTGATATAACGGTATTAGAAGCTAGTGGAGAATTGCCTAGAGGCAAGAAAAGATTATTTAGAAACTTAGGTAAAGACTTAGATGATGGCTTTTATGAAGTGTTTAGCCCTACTTTAAGAGATGAGAGCTTAATAAACGGACTTAATCAGATACTAAGAAAGATTGAGTTTGTATGTGGATTAGCCTTTGGAACTATATCAGAAACAGAATACTCAGCAAAGACCGCTACAGAAATCAAGATGAGTCAGCAAAGGTCGTATTCTACAGTTATAGATATACAAAAAGAATTACAGAAATCTTTAGAAGAATTTGCTGATATACTAGAGTTTTGGTTAAGGGATTTAAAAGTACCAGTATCAGATGACTGGGATATTAGCTTTGACTTTGATGATAGCTTAGTAGTAGATAGTGAAGTAGAACAGAAGATTAGGTTACAAGAGGTTGCCTCTGGTATCTTAAGTCCTGAAGCTTATTTAGAGTGGAGATATGGAGCTACAGGAGAACAAGTAGAAGATCTTATGCCTAAAGCTGATGAAAGCTTTGATGATGTAGCTGAGGAAGAATAATGCTTACGCCAAAGTATTTATCTAATGTAGCTATGGGGGTTATTAAGCTATATGAAGATGTAGAAGATGAAATACTTAAAGATATAGCAAGAAGAATTAAGAAAGCTGATAAAGTAACAGCTACTGCTGAAAGGCAAATGGAAGTCCTAATAGAAAATGGTTATAGCTATGAGGTCTTAGAAGAAAAGCTTAAACCTTATCTAAACGACATAGATGAAGAAATAAGCGATGTTATAGATAGATCTAGTATAAAGCATTACGTAGATGAAAAGAAAGCCTATGAGCTAGCAAATAAGCATCTAATGGATTATACAAAGAATGATAGGGTAGCAAAAATTAATCGACAGATAAAGGACAATCTCCTAGCTAATAACAAGATTATAACCAACTCTATGGGAGTTGCTTATAATGGCAAAGGCTATAGCTTACAAGAGTTTTATACTAAAGAGATTAATAAAAATGTATTAATGGTTTCTTCTGGTGCGTTTGATAGGCAGTCAGCAGTTAGAAAATTTATAAACTCAATTGGAGATAGCGGTATCAAGTCTATCAATTACGATAAATCAGGCAGAAATTACACTCTAGAGAGTGCTAGCAAGATGATAGTAGGAACAGCCATTAGTCAGCTTACAGGACAAATAAGCCTAATGAATGCACAAGATATGGACCAAGACCTTATGGAGCTATCAGCTCATATAGGAGCAAGACCAAGCCATTCAGAATGGCAAGGGAAGATAGTATCTTTAAGCGGGGAAAACTCTAAATACCTAAGTCTTGATGACATAGGTTATGGAGAAGTAACGGGTTTTAAAGGTGCTAATTGCAGGCACGATTGGTACCCTTTTTTTGAAGGAATATCTAATCGTGTATATGATGATGAACAGCTAGAAGACTTTGACCCAGAACCTTTTGAGTATGAGGGTAAAGAGTATAGCTACTATGAAGCTACACAAAAGCAAAGGCAGATAGAGCGTAGTATAAGGAAATATAAACATAAAATAATGATGTTTGATGAAGTAGGAGATGATGAAGCAAAACAAGCTAATCAAATTAGACTTCGTAGACAACAAAAACTATATAGAGATTTTAATAAGTCAGGCAATTTAAGAGCTTCTAGAGAAAATATGATAGTATATGATATCAGGAACAGGAAGAAATGAAACTAACGATCAAATATTATCCTAAACTACCAAAGAGAAAGTGGATATTAATCAGAGAAGGCGGTGCTTATGAACAGCACGCTCATTTTTTATGCAAGAAAGATGCCATAAACGTTAGAAGATTAATAGATAGCAATAAGTATCCTTATAACAAAAAATATAAGCTTGCTATGCAAAGGATATTGACAGAGGAAGAATTTAAGAAGCTAAATAAAAAGCAAAGATATTACAATGTGAACAATGGAATTAGAAATTAAGGCGGTGGGTAACCGTCTTTTTATTTTATGGAGGGTAATTGAAATTAGTATTAGATGAAAAGAAAATTAGAAAGGGAAGGCCGATAGGCCTACCATACATAGGCAGCAAAAAGAAAATATCTAAAAAGCTTATAGAGATTATAAAACAAAACTTTGGAACAGATAAAACTGTGTACGATTTATTTGGCGGAGGTGGTGCTATAACTCTAGAATGCAAACTACAAGGCCTAGATGTAGTTTATAACGATATAGACCCTATACCAGGTCTTATGATACAGAAAATATTATCAGAGGATAGGGAGTACCTTAAGACCTTAATTTGCAGTAGGGAAGAATTTTTTAAGATTAGAGATAAGGAAGAAAAAGCTATAGATGACCATTTGAAATTACTTGTAAATTCATTTGGTAATAATAAAAGAGATTATTTATATAGCAAGAAACATTCAGATATTAAATACAGGCTGACTAAGGAAATTATAGAAAAGCACGATTGCTTTTATGGATATAAGAAAACTGAAATTTTTAAAAATTTCATAAAAGATGAAGATAACTTAAAATCTTTGAATTGGGAAAATACAAAAGAAAAACATGTAGGATTAGCAGCTCTACAAAGAATACAACAGATAGAAAGAATAAGTCAGTTAGCACAATTGCAACAATTGCAACAATTAGACAGAGTAAACCAGCTAGTATCTATACAAGATAACAAAGAATCTAAAGAAATAAAATTCCACACAAAAAACTACAGAGACTTTACAGATATTAAAAACTCAATCGTGTATTTAGATCCACCATATGAAAAAACTAGAAAAAAATACGAGCACAACAACCTAAATTACGAAGAATTTTACAGTTGGTGTAAAGATATGAGTAAAGAAAACATAGTCTTAATTAGTGGTTACCATATGCCAGATGATTTTGAATCGGTCTATGAATTTACTAAGGCTAAGTCGACTATGCAGGGCGGATATCATGAAAGCAAATATGAAAAACTTTATATGATTAATTAATCGTGCGATTTTTTTTGTGGGTTGTTACATAGAGTTATTAATTGATTAGTAGCTAACGATTATAGGTTCGAAACCCAAACAACCCTTTAAGGGCTGGTAATCTAATTAGGCAGGAGTGCGGTCTCCAAAACCGTAAGTCTAGGTTCAAATCCTAGCCAGCTCGCCATGGTCGACAGACCTAAAATAGTGTAAATGTGAAAGTTACTAAAGTCAAAGCAACGACTTAAAAAGCTTAGGTAAGGAGTAATTATGAAGACAGAGGAACTAAAAGAATTGGGATTAACCGATGAACAGATTCAAGGAGTTTTTAAATTAAGAGGTCAAGAAATTGAACAGGCAAATGCTATAGAACAGGCATTAGAAACGCAAAAGAAAGAGAATGAATCTTTAAAAGATCAAATCCAGACGGCAAACAAGCAAATAGCAGATTTTAAAGAAATGGACATTGATTCTATTAAACAAAGAGCGGAAGAGTATCAAAGCAAATTTGAAGAATCCGAAAACGAAAGAAAAAAAGAATTAGATAATGCCAATTTAAATTATGCTATTGAATTAGGCTTGGTAAAGGCTGGTGCAAGAAATACAAAAGCGACTAGAGCGTTGTTAGATTTTGACACCTTAAAGGATTCTAGAAATCTAGAGTCTGATATAAAAACACAAATTGAGCAATTAAAAGAGTCTGATGGCTACCTATTCGAGAGCAAGGAACAAGAAGCTAAGCAACCCATTTCAAAAGGCAACACAATTTCAGATAACAAGCCCGTGGAAGAGATGTCTTATGCTGAAATGCTTGAAGCGAGTAAGAAAGGACTTATGTAGGAGGAGTAAATGGAAAACAAAAATGTAGGACTTTTCGATAAAACATATTTTAATCCAGCAGTATTTGAAAAATATGTAGAACAAATTGAAAGAGAAAGAACAAATGAACTTTTATCGTCACCAGCTATTGTGAGAAGGGATGATTTAAAGGCTAGAATGCAAGAACAAGTTGGGGGAAACATAATCGTAACCCCAATTAGTGGAATATTAACTGGTGATGCTGATAACTACGACGGACAAACAGATATTAAATCGGACTCTACAACAACTTTTTATCAAAAAAGAGTAGTAGTAGGTAGGGCTCATAGTTGGACTGAAAAAGACTTTGCCTTTGATATCACAGGGGGAGAAGACCCAATGAAGCCAGTAGCTAATCAAATTTTAGATTGGTGGGCAGACCTTAAACAAGATTCATTGCTTGCTATACTTGAAGGTATATTCAAGATGACTGGAGCAAACAATAAGAAGTTTGTTGATGAACATACCTATGAAGACAAGGCGTTTGGTCAAGTTACATTAAATAATTCTTTACAAAAGGCATTTGGTTCTAAGAAAAATAATTTTGTAGCAGCGATTATGAATTCGGCAGTAGCAACCCAACTAGAGAATCTACAACTAGTACAGTACGCAAGATTTACAGATAGTAGAGGTATAGAAAGACCTATGGCTCTAGCTAATCTAAATGGTAGACCAATAATAATTGATGATTCATTACCAGTAAATGGAGATAAGTATACCTCATATATTTTAGGTAAGGGAGCATTTGAATATACAGAAGCAGGGGCTAAGAAACCTTATGAAACAGATAGAAACCCAGCCAAAAACGGTGGTGAAGATACTTTATACACAAGGGATAGATGGTGCTTTGCTCCTAGGGGTATTTCCTTTACTGAAGAAGCTATGGTAAGCCTTTCTCCAACTGACAAGGAATTAGCTAATGGTAAAAACTGGGAAGTAGTAGCAGACCCAGACAATAATACATTCCCACTAAATCAAATTCCTATAGCTAGAGTAATTACAGGAATAGCAGATTTAACAGGTGGAAGTGTGACAGTAAACGCTGAAGATGTAAGAGTAGAAGATGCAGGAGCAGGTTCAAAACCACAAGAATAGAAAATAAAGGTAGGTTTTTATGATAACCTATGATGAATTTATTAAAGAGGGCTTTAATCCAGGCATAAGCGAAAGCGAATTTAATTATATAGTTAGATTAATAAAGTGTAAGGTTAACTATCGTACTTTTAACCGATTTAATTATAAGAATAAAGAGCATGTATATTATTTTAATGAGATTGTGTTAAGTGTGCTTTTAGAGTTAGGACATAAGGGATTATTAAGGCTATCTGATGAAGATAGCAGTGATAAACCACGTGCAATCAAGTCTGAAAGCATAGGAACACAAAAGGTTGAGTATGTAGTAGATAGCAAGTATACGATGTCTGATGATGAAAGAGAAGCTCAGATAAATAAATGGATAGATAGGATTATAAAAGAGCAACTAGGACACACAGGGTTGATGTATAGGGGGCATTATGCTCACTAATACCTATGTAACAGTAATGAAGATGCAGAAAGTAAATCGTGAAAATACTTACACTGTACTAGGAACATATCCAGCACATTTTGAAGAGACTAAGGGTATTAATGTAAATTTATCCAGCAGGGATAGAAAAGATATAGACCAAGTAACTATATATATACCAGAAGTTTTAAGAGAAGTTGATGTAGAGGATATAGTTATAAGAAACCCGGGGAAAAAAAATATCAAAATTTTAAAGTCGCTTAGGGATTATCAACAGCAGTATGAGGCTTATGTGATAACTTCAAGCGATGTTTTTGATTTCGGAAGTCCTTTTATGAGGCACACGGTAATAGGGGGTAAGTAATGATATTTTTTAAGGATTTAGAATATAACCCAGCTGAGGTAATCAGTAAAAGAGATTTAAAAGAGGGCGGAAAAGTACAAAGGTATATAGATTCTGAATGTATTAGACTAATGGATCCCCTAACACCTTTTGATAGAGGAACTTTAAAAGGTGCTGCTACTACAGGAACTAATATAGGTAGTGGCAGGATAGTCCAACAAACACCTTATGCAAAGCGTTGGTACTATGAGCCTGCGAACTTTAATGGTGCTCCTACACGTGGTAATAAATGGTTTGAACGCATGAAAAACTCTAACAAGGCAACAATATTGCAAGGAGCTGCGAGACTGGCAGGAGCTAAAGTAAGATGAAGGCAATAATTGAAAGTGTAAGGGAATACTTTTTGGAGTGTCCCTATCTAGAAGATGAAGCGAGACTTAATATAGACTTTTTGGGAGATGACCCAATTGAATATGGGATATATTCTGAGCCTAGCAATCAATTAATAAAAAGATATGTGGATGGAGACGAATTAAAACAATTTAATTTTATATTTACAACACGCACTGCTATGAGTGGGGATTTAGTTACCCAGTTAGAAAACAGTGCGTTTTTTGATAAACTAATTGATTGGGTTTATCAGCAAAACAAGAATAAAAACTATCCAAAAATAGAGGGAAACAGACACCCTATTAAATTAGAAATACTTAGTAATGGCTATGTATCAAGTTCTAACGTTGATACTGCCGTTTACCAAATACAAATGAGTTTAAGATATATGGAGGTAATGATTTAATGGAAAAAAATATACAATCTTTAAAAGAATTTAGAGGATTAGTGCTTAGAGCTGATGTAGTATCTTTTATGGAAGTAGGAGATACCATTTATAGAATGAAAGGTTTTACAGATTTACCAAGCTCTAAAGATACAGAAGAATATTCAAGAAAATATGTAGATGAAAAGTCAGAAAGAACTGCTACAACAGGTGTAACATCAACATCAGATTTTACACTAGATAGATATACAGATAACCCAGTACATGAAAGAATTAAAGAAGTTTTTGATGATGAGTTACTAGCTGATGAGGCTACTAATAATATCTATGTAGTTGATTTTGCTAATGAAGTATCTAAAGGGAAATTTGCTTGTAGAAAGAGAAACTACACAATTGTACCAGATACAGAAGCTGATGGTACAGATGCTTATCAATACTCTGGAACATTTAAGGCTAATGGTCCTGTAATTAAAGGTTATGCTGAACTAGGGGAAGGTGAGTCTGAATGGTTAACAATTAAATTTACAGAAGGACAGGCAGAGTCTGAATCATCTGAAGAAGTAGAAGATAAAGAGGGAGAAACTGGAAGAAATCCTAAAGAAGAGGGTGCAGAAGGTACAGAGATTAGAGAATAAATAGCTTAAAAAAAGAGGAATAGGATATGGGAGGATTGAGAAATCTTCCCTATTTTTCATATTAAGAACTAAGAATTATTTAAGGAGATAAAATATGGCATTTAGAAGAAGAGAAAGAAAAGTAGTTACATTAGAATTTATTGATGCAGATGAAAAAAAACTTGTGTATGAAGTACCATATTCAAAAGAATTAGGAGAAAAACTTACAAAGATTGGTGAAGATATAGACACAGAAAATAGTACAGAAGAAGAACAAATACAGTTCCTGATTAAAGCATATGATGCAATGTTAGGGGATGGAGCTATGAAAGTAATTCGAGAAAGAGTATTTGAAGGCGATGAATTATTGCTAACAGATCTACTAGATATTGGAAACTATATTATTCAAGAAGTGGAGAAAATGAATGAAAAAATAGTAGCTGATTATGGTCAAAACTTTGATGAAGAGAAAATGGCAGAATTGTTTGCTAAAGGTGTAGAAAATTCGGAAAGAAATCGAAAACAGTTTTCTATAGAAGAAGTTCAAAGAATTTTAAATGACAACAAACACCAATTATCTAACTAATGGCTTACCTAGAGGAGTTCAGCTATATGACTATTTTTTAGAGTTTAACACTGATTTTAAACAATGGATTAAATATGAAGAGTTGATGCTTGAAGATGACGATAATGATCAAGGTGAAGATTCCAGGCAAATACTTATGATAAATATATTTAATTTATGCTTTAAAGACGGACTTAATGTTTTAGATTATGTTGATGCAGATATAGCTATAAATCAAATTTTATGGTTTTTCACTTTAGGAGGTCACGAAAAAGATGAAGTACCAGAAACTGACGAAGACGAAGATAAAGTAGTAAAAAGAAAATCAAAAATTATATATTCATTTATACACGATTGGGGATTTATATATTCTGCTTTTATGCAATGTTACGGTATTGATTTATTTGATACTGACTTACACTGGTGGAAATTTAAATCCCTTTTTGATTGTTTAAGTGACGATACCCAATTTTCTAAAATCTTAGGATACAGATCAGTAGTTATTAACTCTAAAATGTCTAAAGAAGAGAAAAACTTCTATAGAAATATGAAAAGAATATACAGCTTGCCAGACACAAGGACCGAAGAAGAAAAAGAAACTTCGTTTGCTAGGTCTATGTATGCAAGCATGAAAGATTAATTAAAGAAAGTGAGGTGAGTTAATGGCAAGTGATGGACAATTAGTATTTGACACTAAGCTAGACACCTCAGGTTTTGATAGTGGAGTTAAGGGGTTAGCGGGGAAAGCTAAATCAGTTGGTAACGGTATAACTGGTGTTGCCAATATGACTAAAAACGCAGTTGTAGCAGGTACAAAGGCTATGGGTGCAGGACTTACAGCGTTTGGTGCATATAGTTTAAAGGCGGGTGCTAATTTTGATGCTGGTATGAGCGAAGTACAAGCTATATCAGGGGCAAGTGGTAAAGACCTAGAGGCTTTAAGAAATAAAGCTAAAGAAATGGGAGCTACTACTAAATTTTCTGCTACTCAATCAGCTGAAGCACTAAAATACATGGCAATGGCAGGGTGGAAATCTGAGCAAATGATTGACGGCTTACCTGGTATTATGAATTTAGCGGCTGCATCAGGTGAAGACCTTGCTCTAGTTTCTGATATAGTAACCGACTCTTTAACGGCGTTTGGTATGAAGGCAGAAGACACAGGTAGATTTGTAGATGTTTTAGCGGCAGCTTCTTCTAACTCCAATACAAATGTATCGATGCTAGGTGAGTCTTTTAAGTACGCTGCACCTATTGCTGGTGCTTTGGGATATACGGCAGAAGATACTGCCTTAGCTTTAGGATTAATGGCTAACGCAGGGATTAAATCAAGCCAAGCGGGAACTTCTCTTAGAGGTGCTTTAACTAGATTAGCAAAACCGACAGGCGAAGTAAAAGAACAAATGGACGCACTAGGTATATCTATAACAGATAGCCAAGGCAATATGTTACCGTTTAGAGATGTAATGGTTAACCTTAGAGAGGCGTTTGCAAATCTAACAGAGGAACAACAAGCTCAAGCAGCTACTACCCTTTTTGGTAAAAATGCTATGTCCGGTATGTTAGCAGTTATCAATGCAAGTGATGAAGATTTTAATAAGCTTGCAGATGCTATCGATAACAGCAAAGGCTCAGCTGAGGCAATGGCAAAAATAATGAATGATAACCTTAAAGGGGACTTTACTATAATGATGTCAGCCTTAGAGGGATTAGGGATTTCATTATATGAAAATTTAGATAAGCCAATGCGTTCAGTCGTGCAAAATGTCACAAAGCAATTAGATATACTAAACAATGCAGTACAAAATGACATAGGGTCAATCCCAAAGATATTAGGCAATATGATAGCAGACGGGGCAGTAGCTATAGCAAGCAAAGCACCGATGATGATTGATACAGGTAAGGAAGTATTATTAGCATTTATCAATGGCTTAGACAATAACCAAGATAAACTAGCCAACAGTGCAGTAACTATCATTACAAGCCTTGTAAATGCACTTTTACAAGTAGGTGGCAAACTATTAGAAGTAGGTGGGCAATTAATATTAAAGATTGCTCAAGGGTTGGCTGATAATGCCGATACCATAGCTCCACAAGCTCTAGAAGTGGTCGGTAGATTAGCTGATGGATTTATGAAAGCTTTACCTAAACTATGGGAAATTGGTAAAGATTTAGTTAAAAACGTAGCTAAAGGATTAAAAGACAATCCCGAAGTTGTAGCCGAGGCAGTCCCAGCAATACTAAAAGCCTTTACAACCGCAATGCTATTATTCCAAGGTGCAGATGTAGCAAAAGGAATGCTAAAATCATTAGCAAGTGGATTAATAGGTAATGGTGGTATGATGCAGCCTCCAGCCCAAGGGGTGTTAGGACACTTAACAAAAGCCTTTAACGGTGGTGGTAGTAAATTAGTAACTGCTGGTAAAGACCTATTAGGCAAATTAACCGAGGGATTTTCTAAAACAACCGCACCGCTTATAAAAGCAGGTAAAGATACCGTAGACTATTTAGGTATTGCAATCCTAGAGGGTAAAGATAAATTATTAGCCCCAGCAAAAGGATTAGTAGATATTGTAGGCAATACCATTAGTAAAGTAGGTAGTTCTAGTCTAGTACAATCTGGATTAGGGCTAGTAACTAAAATAGGTACTGGTCTTACTAGTGGCTTTGGGAAAATAACTGCCTTAGCTAGCAAAATAATCCCTTTAATAACCGCAGTATTATCTAACCCAGTAGGATTAGTAATAGCAGGCGGTTTATTAATAGGTGCTATATTAAAAGGCTTTAATGTAGATATACCAAAACTAACTCATAGCGCAGGTGAGATAGTAGGTAAAATTGCAGGCACTATATCTAATGGAGCTGAAAAGCTTGTAGGTGTAGGTAAAAGCCTTATAGGTAAAATTGGCGAGGGTTGGGATAGCTTAAAAGATACCTTTGCCGATATAAAAGCTAATGGATTAATCAATACCCTAGGTGAAAAATTTAAAAGCGGTATTGATACAATGAAACAAGCTGGTAGCGGCTTTATACAAGGGATTAAAGATGGTTGGGATAGTAGAAAAGGTGAAGTAACCGATGAAACTAGCCAACTCCCAAATCAAATTAATGAAAGTATAGACCCTACAACAACCCAACAAACGGGTCAGACAATGATCGAGGGGATAATTGAGGGCTTAAAATGGGGAGAAACCTCAGTAGCCGAAGCCTATAATCAATTAATCCAAAATGGTATCA